TACTGTCATTAGTAACCCTACTGCAAATAAGCGGCGTACTGTAAAAAGATGGATGAGAACACAGGAGTTTAAATCAATGGTAAAAGATGAATTAAAAGAAGTATTAGCAGAAAAAGGTCATAACAGGTCGAAAACAATTGACTTACTAGATCAAGCCTTAGAAATGGCTAAAGAAAAGAAGGATATAACAAACTTTCTTAGAGTAGTAGAGAATATACAGGATATGTTGGGTATGAAAGACAAGACTGTAACCAAAACAACTACTCAGTTAGAGGCTACGGCTACTAGGAAACTATTAGATGAGATTAATGAAGAAGAACAACATCTAAAAGGCACACAAACTAAAATAGAGGCTAAGACATCTACAGATGAAACCTAAGAAACCTACAATGAGGCAAGTAGCAGAGCATATTTATAAAACAGATGTGCTTCTTGCTAGTATGATGCTAAAACTTAAAGAGTTAGAGAAACTATCTCATAAGCCTAGGGACTTTGTATGCTGTGATAAGTGTGGATGTAAGTTGAAAAAAGATGAATGATTTTGAAGCTATCTACGCTAAAAAACAGGCTCTTAAGAAACTTTTCCACAATATTGCCTTATTTGGTAGGACTTGCTTTCCTACAGCTCTTAGAAAGGCTACACCACCATTTCATCATGAAATATATAACCATTTAAGAGATAGAAGTAAAAAGAGAGTATTAATAGCAGCGCCTCGTGGTACAGCTAAATCCACAGTAACCTCACTCCTATTACCACTACATCGAATCGCATTTAAACATGAAGATGACGAGGAGTTCATCGTAATCATCTCTGAATCACAGGCGCAGTCTATCAACTTCTTATCTCGTATTAAATATCATTTAACTCATAGTCAAAGATTTAAGGATCTATTTGGAGATATGGGACCTGCTACTGCTAAAAGATGGACGGCTACAGATGTAGTAACTGCCAATGGGGTACGTATAGTGGCTGTAGGTACTGGACAAAGGGTTAGAGGTTTTATTGAAGGTGATACAAGACCAACATTAATTATTGTAGATGACTTTGAATCAGAATTAAATGCATTTACACAAGAAGCAAGAGCAAAGAATAGAAAATGGATGACAGAAGCGGTTATACCATCATTATCAGATGAAGGTAGAATAGTAATGATTGGTACAGTTATATCAGAAGACTGCTTTTTATATTGGGCAAAAGATTCTCCAGCATGGAATACGTTATGGTATTCTATTATAAACGAAGATGGATCTCCTATATGGCCTGAAAGATTTCCAGAAGAACGTGTAACTCAAATAAAAGAAGAGTATGCATCTGTAGGTAATATAAATGGTTTCTACCAGGAGTATATGAATATAGCACAATCTCCAGATGAGGCACCATTTAAACCAGAATGGATTAAACTGCATCAATATGATTTCGAAAGAAGACAGGGACAGCCTTGTTTAGTAAAAGAAACAGGAGAAGGAGAAAAAATAATACCTATAGAGGTATATGGTGGAGTAGATCCTGCTAGTAGTCTATCTGCTAGAGCAGACTTTTTTGTATTAGTTACGATAGGTATAGACCACGAAGGTAATAAGTATATACTGGACCTATATAGAAAACACGTATCTCCAGCAGAACAGCCTGATATTATAATAGAAAAGTTTAAAAAGTTTAGACATAGAAAAATGAAGATAGAAACTGTTGCATATCAAGAAGCATTAAGAGCAGCAGTTAAAAAACGTATGTTAGAAGAAAATCTATACATACCTGGATTAGAAAAAGGAGTTAAACCAAGAACACGTAAATCTGAAAGATTACTGTCTTTAGTCCCAATGTTTGCTAAGGGTGAATTTTACTTTAGAAGTCAAGACACAGAAGCACAAGCCGAGTTTTTATCTTACCCAAAAGGTAAGCATGATGACGTAATGGATGCTATCTGGACTTCACTAGAAGGTGCAAGACCAGCACGGCTAAAGTCACTTAATGCTAAAGATAAAGGCACTAAGTTAAAGAAAGTTCTTGATTGGATGACTCTATAGTAGTTATATTACAATGCATACTAGTATGTAAATATGGGGGTATAAAGGTTAGTGTCGCAATATGAAAAGCCTGAAGACCAATCTGCAGAGACGATAGCTGAAGAAACGAAACGTCTATTTGATTTATACAAAAGAAAACGTGACATATGGGAAAACCAGGCACGTGAAGATCAAGAATACAGATTAGGTCGTCAATGGACAGAAGAACAAACTAAAACTCTAGAGGGCAGAGGACAGGCCCCTATTGTAGTCAATCGTATACATCCAGCAGTAGAGACAGCAAAAGCAATGCTTACTGCAAATAGACCCTCATTTAAAGTTTCCCCAAGAGAAGATAGTGATACAAAGGTAGCAAATGTTTTAAATAACATGCTTACTTATATGTATGACCAATCTGACGGTAGATCTCACATAAGACAAGCAATTGATGACTATTATGTAACTGGCTTAGGTTATTTACAAGTTTATCAAGACCCTAATAAAGATGATGGTAAAGGAGATGTTTGTTTTAATAACGTAGACCCATTAGACGTTTACGTTGACCCTAATTCAAGAGATCCATTTTTTGACGATGCAGAAAATATTATAATATCTAGGAACTTTACAAAAGAGCAGGCTAAAAGTTTATATCCCCAATATAAAAATGCCATTGATGCTGCTTCTGGTTCTTATGATAGCGACAGTATAATAACAGGTCGCACAGATGATACGGGTTTAACATTCCCTGGAGACATTGATACCCTTGCAGAGGGAGACAATGAATATGTTCGAGGATACGAAAGATACTACAAAGTATCCATTAATATGTACAGAGTGCATGAGAAATATACTGGCAAGGAATACCGTTTTACCGAGGAGGAGTTCCAACAGTATATAAGCACTGAAATAGGAGTACTCAATGGCAACATTATTGAAGGTGCTCAAAAAGTAGCACAAGCACAAGAGCAACAGTCTAAAATGAAGCAAGAAATGCTAGATGCTAATCTAAAAGCTTTAAATGAAGACATTGTTAAAATGCAAGAAGAGTTAGAAGTCCAATATATGGAACAAGAAAAAACTCTTACAGAGCAAGTGCAAGTAGGGAATATGCTTCCCGATAGAATGGAACTTGAATTATCTAAACTAAGAGAAGGTATAGATAAACAAGTTAAAGATGCTAGAGAGAACGCTATGATACAAGCAGGTAAGGCTTCTCAATTACCAGGTATTGAAATTAAAAGTAAAGCACATTTAATTGGTGAAGGGCTTATTGAATCAGTTCCTGTGTCAATTAAACAAGTTAAACAATGTGTTATTATAGGCGATACTCATATCTACTCAAGGATATTACCAACTAGTAATTATCCTATAGTCCCAATGGTTAACCTACATACAAGAACACCATATCCTATGAGTGATGTTCGTATGGTTAAAGGGTTGCAAGACTATATCAATAAAACCAGATCATTAATTATAGCTCATGCTACTACTGCTACCAACATGAAGGTCCTTGTTCCTTCTGGTAGCGTAGATATGAAAGAGTTTGAAGAAAAATGGGCACAACCTGGTGTTGGTATAGAAGTGGATTTTGATATGGGGCAGCCTGTAGTAGCATCGCCAGCACCTCTTCCTAACGAGCTCTACAACAACGAACAAACAGCGAAAAACGACATAGATCATCAACTCGGATTATACGAAATGATGATGGGTAATTCTCAAGCTGCCCCACAAACTTATAAGGCCACTATATCTCTCGATGAATTTGGTCAAAGAAAAATAAAGTCTAAACTAGCTGATATAGAGTCTTGCTTACAAAGGGTAGGGAAAATTGCTATTCAAATGATGCAAGAGTTATACCAAGAAGAAAAAGTTATGAGAATTGTTAATCCAAACAATTCATTAACTGAATTTGCTATAAATAAAAAATTATATGACGACAAGACCAATGAGGTCAAAGTTATAAATGATATTACAATCGGTAAGTATGATGTTGTATACGTATCAGGTTCAACACTTCCAAGCAATAGATATGCGGAACTTGAATTTTATATGGATGCATACGGTAAAGGTATTATTGATAAAGCCGAAGTACTTAAGAAAACCGAAGTATTTGATATGGAGGGTGTCCTCGAAAGGACAGACACAATACAACAACTATCTGCGCAAGTTGAACAATTATCTGCAGAGTTAAAGAAAGTCAATGGTGACATGCAAACTCTTACCAGAGAAAACGTACATCTTAAACAGAAAGTTGAAGTTGAGAAGTTTAAAACTGATTTAGATCAAGTAAAACAAAAGTCTAAAATGGCTGGAACTTTATTTGAGAAAAGATTGGATGACAACTTGTCTATGTTGAGAAAAGATGCCCAAGATGCAATAAAAGACAAAAGAGACGCACCTTCTTCCGCATCTAAGAAGCCGTCAAAAAGTAAGAGGAAATAAACATGGAAGCTAATGAACAAAACTTGGCTCCCGAATCTCCAGTATCACAAGCACCAGCTTTTGAGCAAGAGATAGCGGACACCCAAGAAGCATTGCAAAACGCTGATAACTCATTTGAACAGGCTATGGGATTACCTACGCCTCCAGAGACTAGAGCCCCTCAACCCGAGGATACCACTGGTCCAGAGCCACAAGTACCCGTACAAGAGCAAAACTTTTCTGCAAATGAAATAGAGCCTAAAGATAATGATCAAGTAAGGTATCAGTATTGGCAGTCCCAAGCTGCACAATTACAGAATCAGTTAAAAGAGTACAAAGAATATGCACCTATGGTGGATTATCTTCGTTCTAACCCAGAGGCCGTGCAAAGTATAACGCCAGGTGGTCAAACACCAGCGGAAGCTGCACCAACAAGTCAGGAGCAAGAAGAGTTTCCTCCTCCACCTGCAAAGCCTGAGCAACCTAGGGGTTTTTCTAGGGAAGAAGCATTAACTGATCCTAACTCAGATAGCGCAAAGTTTCTAGATGATGTTGAAAAGTGGAGAGATGATATGATGCAATATAATTCTCTTGCTTCTCAATATGAGATAGCAACAATGCGAGAATCGTATAGTAAGAAAATCGAAGGATTAGAAAAAGTAAATGCAGAAAGAGCAGCAGCAGTAGAGAATGCTCAAGAAATGAATAAAGTTAGAAATTATGTGCATAGTACATATGACTTAGGTGAAAATACTGATGATTTTATCAGAACTATGAATGATCCTAAATCTATTAATATGGACGATTTGGTTGGCTATTATAAATATAAAAAAGGTTTAGCGGCAACGCCACAACCTCCACAACCAATGAGACCAGCACCATCTAGTTTTAAACAAGTTCAAAGAGCGCAATCTGTACCACAACCTATGGGTGTGCAACCTGCTCAAGCAAATACACCTTCTGCTCCTGAAGATGATTTTATGAAAGCGATTGTTAATTCAGATAACAATACAAACATTCTCTAAGGAGGGAATAAACTATGGCAACAGATTACAATAATGGCCTAGTAAAGACACAAACACCTGGTGGCGGCTTCGGCGGTACAGTTGGTGTTGATAATGTGAGAAGAACGTTTGGAATTGGTGATAAAGTAGCAGAATTAGCTCCTGCAGAATCAATTTTCTTCTCTTATTTGTCTAAATTAGGTAAAAAACCAATCGATGAAACAGTTTGGAAACCATTGGAATATAGAAACCAGTGGCAAAGACGTAACTTTACAGCAGCATACCAAGCAGCAGATGGTGATGGTAGCGCAGGTGTAAAAGTTACAGTTAAGTATAACAATAAAGGTAAAGTACACGCTAGTCTAACATACTCACCTATCTTTTTAGTAGCTGGACAGGTTCTAAGAATTAAAGGTGTAGCATGGAAAATAGCGCAAGATGTATCTCTAGAGCACCTTACTACAGTAGGAACAGGCGGAAACGATGATACTGATTCTACTAACGGAAAAGGTACTACAGCAGGTGACTATATCTTAATACCATTAGCCAAATTAACTAAAGTATCAGATAACACTGCTACTTTTGCAACAGATGGTACTGACAATGGTGAAGGTCAAGTGATTGGATCACAATGGGGTGAGGCAACAGGGGCTCCTGATGGCTTCAGAGATGAATTAGGTGCTGTTGAGTTCTACTCACAGATATTTAAGACAGCTGTCCCATTAATGAGTGGTTCAACAATGGCTACTAGATACAGAGGGTATGCAAATGAGTGGAAGCGTAATTACGCTGAGCACATTAAAGCACACAAAATGGATCTAGAAAATGCTTTCTTATTCGGATACGGTAAATATGTAGACCAAGATGAGAGATTTTCTTGGGGTGCAGTACCATTCATTGAAAATATGGGTGGTAAAAAATATGAGTTGGATTACGGAAATACTTCAGTAGATACTGCTGGATATGATGTAAGTGCTCCTTTCTCATATGATGGTATCGTAGACGTAATGGATGACTTTATGGCTTATGAAACTGGAAACAGTGGCCAAAAGTTATGCTTAACATCTAGAAAAGTTATCAATGCTTTACATAAAGTAGGCGACGGAAACTTTGTATCTAACTCAATGTCTGGGTCAAGTGCAAAAGAGTTATTCGCAGCTAACTTAGATGTGAAATCATCTAGCTTTATGCCAATTGACGTATCATCAATCTCAACATCATGGGGTTCTATGAATTTCGTAGCACATCCATTGTTTAGAGGTGATATGACAGATAAAGCAGTATGTATCGACTTATCTAACGTATCATTAAGACCATTAGCAGGAAACGGAATATCGAGAGATACTTTTGTTGAAACTAATGTTCAAGAAAATGATGTTGACGGTAGAAAAGATATGATCACTACAGAAGCAGGTCTTGAGATATTACTTCCTGAGACTCACGCTGTAATTGATTTTGTCGATTCTAACGCGTAAGTAATATGTTAACAATGTGCCCCTGGTTAACTCTGGGGGCACTATTTAAGGGTATAAATGGCAACAATTAAAAGTAAAGTAATTTCAAAATTAGGACAAAACAACACTACATATCTTGATGATATAGTAAATATACAAGAGTTGTGGTCCGATACTATTTGGCAAACACTTACTACCAATATACCTCATAGATTAATGCTAGGAGAACTTAACCCATCTATAGATCCTACAAATACTGCTGCTAGTGACGCTATACCAGGTGATGGTACTGATATGACAGACAAAGAGCCATTATTAGTTGTAAGAACTAGTGCAAACCATGTTTTAGATACCAATGGTGATATAGACTCAGAAGGATACATTAGAAAGCCTGTTAATAGAATTTCATTCGAGAAAAGCTATCAGGCATTAGACGCAGATAGTATTTACTTTGCTACTAATACAAGTCCAGTATATTGGCTTGAAAAAAGAACAGTAGATAGTGAATCTGTAATAAGATTATATACTGCTCCTGCAAGTACAGGATATGATGTTCCTGCAACAGGAGAGTTAAGATTACCTAATTCAAAAAGCGGTTTAGAAATCTACAGTATAGAAAGATTTGCTTACCCTACATCTCAGCCAGATGGAACTAGTCAAGATGGTCCTGTTACTTGGGATACTCATATTGACATTCCTTTGCAATATACAGAAACAGGTGTTGGTGGAGGTAACCATTATGTTGATTTTGACGAAGTACTTCCTCCAGATGGAGAAAATCTTGTAGTAACTAAACTTGCTTTAGCAATTGTAAATCAAAAATTAGCAAATGCTGCAATACAAGATGAAGACCAAGATAATGTTGCTTTACTACAAAG